GAGACCCAGTCTGGGCGGGCCTCATCGCCGCGGCCGTCCAAATTCTTGTTCCGGACAGTTCGTCGGCGGTGGATCAGGTGTTCGGAGCGATTAAAATACTGGCACAGGCAGTAGGCCGGCCGCTCCCGACGCTTTCGCAGCCAGCGCCTGTCGCCACAGGCGATCAGGAAGGGGATGCGGGATCCCTTTGTCGGGAGCCGCCGGGAAAATGACCAGCTACCGGACGCGCTCACGCAGCTCATTGGCGGGATGTTGATCATGCGACTCTATGGCGCAATCGAGAAGGTCGAGCCTCAAGACGATGGAACCGTGCGGGTGCACGGGATCGCGACGTCGGAAGTGGTGGACGACCAAGGTGAGATCGTTCGGGCTGACGCGATGCGCGCGGCGATCCCGGACTACATGCGTTTTCCGGCACTGCGCGAGATGCACCAGCTCTCGGCCGCTGGCACGACGCTGGAAGCCGAGGTCGGTGACGATGGGGCGACACGGATCGTCGCCCGTGTCGTCGACCCGATCGCTATCACCAAAGTCAGAAACCAGGTGTATCGTGGCTTTTCGATCGGCGGCCGAGTCACACAGCGCGAGGCCGGCAACCCCAAGGCAATCACCGGCCTGGTTCTCAACGAAATCTCGCTTGTCGATCGTCCGGCGAACCCGGAAGCGATTTTCGACTGCTGGAAAGCTTCCGCCACTTCCGATGCGACTCGTTGCCCGCCGGCGACGCTATCACCTGTGCCTACACGAGGCCCGTTCAACCCTCCGATTCAGATCTGGGCTTGTGGGGTGGCCGACCATCATCATCGCGGCAAAGGCGACGCCGTTAAATGTCTCGAAGGGCGGGCACTCGGCGCAGCAAACGTTCACTTGCCGCGATCACCGCAAACGACTCTGACTTCACCGCCGGTGGGCAACCTAGAAGCCGATAGTGCTGCCAAAACCGAAGCCGCGATCGGTGCGGCAAAAAGGGCAATCGAGACAGCCGAAGGCGCGCTCGCTAAGGCTGATGGCCGTGAGAATGGGAGCATGTCCGGCAGTTTGCTCGAGGGCCAGAGAGAGCTGAATTACGCCGACCCCGGATACCAGCCGGACGGAAAGCGTCGCTACCCGATCGACACACAGCGTCACATTCGCGCTGCTTGGAACTACATCAACAGGCCCAGCAACGCTCAGCGATATACTAGCGATCAAGTCGGTCGAATTAGAGCAGCCATCATCGCCTCCTGGAAAGAAAAGATTGACATCGAGGGACCGCCCTCGGCCACGGGTGACGAAAAGGCATCCTCTGCAGCGCTAACCAAGGCGCTTTGCGATGTTGGTCACGTGGCTCAAATAATTCACGACCTCGACTGGCTTCAGGACGCACTCGAGGTTGAGGCCGCGATCGAAGGCGATGACTCGCCGCAACCGCCCCGACTTCAGTCGATCATCAGCGAACTGTGCGGCTTTTTGAACGCACTGGTGGCCGAAGAAACGGGTGAACTTCTTGGCGACGTGCAAGTGGATGACGAGTGTCTCCCGCAGCGCGCTGCTGAATTGATTGCGATGACCGCTAGCGCGCCAGGAGCCGCGCGCATTGCCGCTCTCCTCAAGACAGGGAACCCGCAGATGCAGAAGCTCGCCGCCGCTCTCCTCGCCAAGGCCAAGCACTCGCAAGGTGACCAAGCGCTCGTGGACATGGCTCTCTGCGCTTGTGACAAATGCTTGAAGATTGACGGTCTGTCGGTCGAGGAGAAAGCGCATATGGCCAAGGCTTGCGACCATCTTCGCGAGGCCGGCGCGGCTCCGTGGGAGATTTCGACGGTCGATGCAGCGGGCAATCTGGAGCATATCGCGCCACAGATAGAGCCGCCGCCATCGGATTTCCGTCCCGGTGACAATGCCACGGTCGACAGTTCAAAAGGGTCGAGCGCAATCATAGCGGCGGGCGGCAAGCGCGGCCGTGCACACCAGAATCTAATGGATATCGCCCATGAATGCATCAGCAGGCTGACCGGCGGGATGGCATGTTTTCAGCTGTCGCCGGCTTCTGATTTGGAACCGGCGCCTGCAGGAAGCACCAACACCGAAGAGGTCGCAAAAGCAGGTGCCCGCCATTCTGCCGAAACGATGGCGCACCTGCGCACGGCGCACGGTCACCTGGTCGCTGCCGGCGCCAAATGCGACGCTGCGGGTATCGGCGAGGAAGAGCACCAGGGCACTGAATTCGAGTCGGTGAAAGCTCTCCGGACGGAAGACCTCGCCAAAGTGTTGGCCGACGAACGGGCCGAAAAGACGGCGCTGGTCAAGGCGCTTGGCGAAATGGTGCCGCTGCTCGATCGGTTGTCGAAGCGGGTCGACGACATCGCCCGTACTCCGCTTCCGCCATTGACGATCGCTAGAGGCAGCGTCTCGGTGTCGAAGCAGCAGGATGGCGGTAGCACCGGAAGCGCTAGTGACAGCCCGCTCTCGCCAGAGGCGATCGCGGCGGCGCTTGCGAAAATGAGCAAGGAAGATCAGACCCTCACCCTGATCAAGGCGAGCTATGCCAATCCAATCCGGGTGCTCGGTGCCGCCACCGGCGAACACTGACAGGGCACCAGACTAACACACGCCATCCGGCCTCGCGGCGAAACTCTGTTTCGCCTGACAGCGACAGCGCAAGCGCCCGCTTGCGCGACCGCCGCGGAGCCGTCACCAAGCCCGGTCTCTGACCGGGCTTTTTATTGCCCCCCTTCCGGGAGGACCGTTAAATGAATCCGATTACTCAGGAATCGCTCGAGCTCTTGAAAGGCGCTCTGGCCCAGCCGAATGACACTCTCGCCAAGTCGATCTCGACCGCGACGGGTCTGCTCGCCTACGACCTTCAAGCACCGGCCAAAAATCTCTACCCCTTCGTGACCCCGATCCGGAACGTAATGCCACGCGTTGGCGGCGGCACCGGCTCAGCGACGAACTGGCGGCAAGTCAACTCTATTATCGGCTCCGGTTTTGACGCGATGGGCTGGGTACCAGAAGGCCAGCGCTCGGGCCAAATGTCTTATTCGACCTCGAACAAATCAGCCACTTATGTGACGATTGGCGAGGAGGACGCGGCAACCTTCGAAGCGATTTCGGCGGGACGCCAATTCGAGGATATTCAAGCGCGAATGACCTTTCGCCTGCTGCAAAAGATGATGCTCAAGGAGGAGATGGCAATCCTCGCCGGCAATGCCTCGCTGACACTCGGCACGCCGGCAACCCCGACGCTGTCGGCATCGGGCAGCGGCGCGACGCTCCCGTCGGGGACCTACTTCGTCAAGGTCGTCGGACTGACCCTCGAAGGATATCAGAATTCGACCGTCCTGAACGGCGTTGCCACCTCGAAGAGCGTCACGGGCGCCGACGGAAAGAGCTATATGCTGTCCGGTGGCTCGTCGAACATCAGCGCAGAGGCGAGCCAGGCTGTAACCCTCGGCCAGACCTTGTTCTGCAACGTCGTCCCGATGCAAGGCGTGGTTGCTTATGCCTGGTATGTCTCGACGGCGACCGGGACCGAGACCTTGCAGGCCATCACGACGATCAACAGCCTTGCCGTCTCGGCCCCGCTCAGCACCGGCAACCAGTCCCAGACTGCGATCACGGGCGATAACTCGGCCAATTCCAGTTATGCTTATGACGGCCTGCTGACCACCGCGCTCATGCCAGGGTCGAACGCCTATATCAATATCATGCCGACCGGCACTGCCGGCACTGGGACACCACTGACCGCGTCGGGTCGCGGCTCCGTCGTCGAAATCGACACGATGTTTCAGAAGATGTGGGACAATTTCGAGCTGTCGCCAACCGTCCTCTACGTCAACTCCCAAGAACTGAAGAATATCACCAGCAAAGTCCTGTCGAACGCGTCAGGGCCGTTGCTGCGCTTCGACTCCCCGGCAGACGGGAGCCAAGGTGAGTACCAGGTGACGGCGTCCGGAGTGGTGCAGTTCTACTATAATCCCTTCGCGATCGATGGCGGTCTTCGAATCCCGATCAAGATCCACCCGCGGGTGCCGCCCGGCACGATCATCGGCTGGGCCGAGAACCTGCCGATTCAATACCAGTCGAACGAAGCGCCGAACGTCGC